GTTGAGATTAAAAGCCATAGTGGAGATTCCCATACTGGTAAGCCATATGCAAACGACGGGCCAAGTAGCAAGGAAAAAATGTAGGCTACGACTATTGTTAAAGCTGGCATATTGGAAGATAAGTCGTCCAAAGTAGCCATGAGCCGCAACAATGTTATACGTCTCCTCTTCTTGACCGAATTTATAGCCATAGTTTTGTGAGGTAAGCCCAGTCGTTTCACGAATGAGCGAAGATGTAACGAGACTTCCATGCATAGCAGCGAATAAAGCTCCACCGAATACCCCTGCAACGCCGAGCATATGGAACGGATGCATAAGGATATTGTGCTCTGCTTGGAAGACAAACATAAAATTGAAAGTCCCTGCAATACCAAGAGGCATTCCATCAGAGAAACTCCCTTGTCCGAATGGATATACAAGGAAGACAGAGAAGGCAGCTGCAACTGGAGCTGAATAAGCTACGCATATCCATGGTCGCATTCCTAATCTGTAACTAAGTTCCCATTGGCGTCCCATGTAAGCAGCGATACCAATGAGGAAGTGGAAGACAACGAGTTGATATGGTCCACCATTGTAGAGCCATTCATCAAGGTTCGCTGCTTCCCAGATCGGGTAGAAGTGTAGTCCGATTGCATTGGAGCTCGGTACAATGGCTCCTGAGATGATGTTGTTTCCATAAAGTAAAGAGCCTGCGACTGGTTCACGTATCCCATCTATATCGACAGGTGGTGCAGCTACGAATGCTATTAAGAAAGCAGTAGTTGCGGTTAAAAGTGCGGGTATCATTAAGACACCGAACCACCCCACGTAGAGGCGGTTGTTGGTGCTCGTTACCCAGTCACAAAATCTATCCCAATTACTAGATGGAATTAAAGTTGCTGTTGTCATTAAAATTGAAGATCAGATCGGTCTAGTTTTTCAATAACGTCTTGCCTATAGGCAGGGTCATTATCATATCTAGGATCACCCATAGCAGCAACAAGTTCTTGTTGACTACGGTATACATCACTAGATGGGGCGGAGTTTCCTGTTAACATACGTCCTTCGTAACCATTTGCGTTGTCATATTGAGATTTTAAACCAGCTACTGCAAGTTGTATAGCAGTAGCATTACCACTATTGATTATATTATCAAAAGCTTGTATCTCATTTTGTTGTAAATTGTTTGAAGCCCAACTAACAAGATCATTATATTTACCTTCACCACCTACAGAATTCTGAATCTGATTGACTTCAGCATCAGATATATCTACTTGTTGAGAGGTTGCAGCTTGTGGATTATTTTTAGTGATTTCTATGTAAGCATCTACTAAATCCTTTGAACTCATACTTGAGAACTTTTCTATAGTCTCAGGTGTAAGTGTTTCACCGTTCTCCCAGTACTCAGCTGACGCATCATTAATTAACGATACAGCAGGACTTGATGTAGGATCAGGTCTTTCCTCGGTGTCTCCTTCTTCTCCTTCTTCGGAGTCACGGTCACCAAGTTTTTGCTGAAGTTCATTATAAGCTTTCTCTAGCTCTTCAGCATTTTTATATTTACCAGCAAGAAGTTCACCTTGTTCAGCTTCTAACTGCTCACCAACCGCCAAAGAATCCTGTTCATCTGGCGTTAGATTTTCTACTGATGTTGCGGTTTCAGTTGCAGTTGCATCAGTGGTAGTAAATGTGTTTTGTTCTGGCATATTATTGTGGTGGTTGTCCTCCCCCTAGTAACTGACCAGCTTGATCGGCAACTATATCACCTAATGCTGCAGTTCCTTCAGGATTCTTTTCTGGATCCATCATTGCTGTGTTAGCAAATTGACCAGCCTGATTGACAAGAGATTGCTGTGCTTGCATAGCTTGCATCTGTTGCATCTCTTGTGCAATCATTTGTTCAGTTTTAACTAAGTTCAATACATCGATACCTTGTGATGTAGCTAAACGTTTGATAGCTTCACCTGCATTAATATATCTTTGTAGTGCCTCTGGACCCATCGCTTGTGCAATGGTACTGATAAAGGTAACTAAACTTTCTCTGTCTTGTCCTCTACCTAGAGCGTTAACTCCAGCTACAATGGACGGACGTGCTAGATCTTTAGGGATCTTAGGGATTTGATTACTACGAGTAAGAACTAGTAAGGTTCTATTTAAATATGGTATTAAGAATTCAACCGTGAGCAAACTAAATAGTCCACCTAGCTGTTGTTCTAATTCCATTTGAGTTAGTCTAACCTCTTCGGCTGTGACTCTCTCAGCCTGACGTACATTCATTGTAAGGAATGCGTCAGATATTCTACGCTCAATTTGTTGAGCCATGTTAGCCGCTGTACTGAAATCGGCGGTTTTCCCCACCTGAATTACCGCAACGTCCTCGGGTCTTCCTTGCACGATTGCGCCATTACCAGCATTGGCTATTGTTTGAGGCTTGGTTGTACTGGAAGGTGAGACCAAGAATACTACTTTAGCAGCAGCAGCTGATCCTTCAACTAGAGCTTGTGACAGTCCTTCAAGTGATTTCATATCACCGATGAACTCTTCCACTCTACCTCTTCCGTAGTCCTCCCCATCCACTGTATTGAATCGGAGTGGTAACCATGGACTTGCATTCTTTGGAGCTGTACTTCTAGTACCAGGAACTATTTTATCATAGCACTCTTGATACCAAATCCAACGTCCACTTTTTTCGTCCAGATGTACGCAAGTATACACTTCTACGTCATCTCCATCTAAGCTTGCCGCACTTTCATCAACTACTGATTTCGGTACGATATCTGGTAGCTCTTTCTCCAGTATCCTACGGCTAATTAATTCCTTTGTTACTATATCTAAAACGTTACCATCACCATCACGGTTGACGACATATCTATTTAATGGAAAGTTTTTTATACCATCCTTACCCATAAATAATAGAGCGTTGCCTCCTACGATGAGGTGCTTTAGAGCTTGGTGTATTACAACACGATCACTAGAAGCTGCAATGTAATCCATGATCAGTCTCTCTATCTTAGAGAAAGAAAGATCAAGTTCACTCTTCATTTCTGGTGGTATCTCTTCACCTAATTTATCTTCTCTTACTTGTAGCTTAAAGAATGTAGTTTGAGGTGGTAGTAACGCTAACATAAGTTTAGCGGCTAGTGTTACTACTACCTTTGCACCTACACTCTGCCATGGAGTAGGAAGATTTTTATAATTAGGTCGAGAACTTATATCGTCTTGTATTAAATAAGGTAACGTGAGTTTAGAGCATTCTACGGCACTGTGTAAAAACTGTTGCCGTTTGTTAGAAAACTTGTTGTACTTCTCACGTGCGTTCATGGTGTTCCTTTGTTAACTCCTGTTGTTGACCCGCCTGTTGCACCTGTATTCACACTGTCTCTAAGACCAATTCTTAGAGCACCCGTACCCTTAGACATACCAGTTTGTCCTGCTTTCTTGCTCTTAGCTTGACGAATAGCAGGGTTTACATCCTCACTTATTAGTGGTTCAGGTTCAGGTATTGGAGCACGTGGCGGTGCTGGTGGTGGTGGTGGCGGAGCTAGAGGTGGTGGTGGCGGCGGACTCGGTGAACCTCCTAGACACATTAGATTTCATCCTCCATAATATTTTTTATATAATCTATTACGCTGGCTTGACCCGCACGATACATGATTGATTCGATTGGTTCTTTAGGATGAACTGGTTTCCAACCGAAGTTAGAGTCAAGCCTGCTGATTAGTTCATCCAGTCGCTGGTTATGTAGCTTAAGCGTAGCTAGGGAGATTTGTGTTTGCATGTTCAAAGAAGGATGGCATTCTGGCTCTCTGTGTGTCAGAAAGTTGTGGTGCCTTTCCTTCATACATTAATCGATCACTCGCATCCAGCCAAAAATTTTTGTCCAAATATTTATCGGCAGTATTTATACCTAGGGGTTGGAATACCCAATTAATCGTGGCCTTCCTAAGTTTATCCAGAGATTGACTAGGAGATAACCCCATATCGAGACATACAAGGCTATTAGTGGCCACGTGTATTTGTTCGTCTCTGGAAATATCAGCTGATACCGTT